GAAGGTAAGAGTTGATATGAATTCAGCAAACCTAATGGTTCAAGTATATGATGCACTTAAAAAACAATCTAATAAAGATAAGTTTGTTAAGAGTGGTATTGTTAATATGGGTCATATGGCTTACAAACTTATGAAGAAAGAAAATACTTCTGAAGTAATTGAAGAAGCTGAGTATCAAGGTAGAAAAGTAGAACTAAGTAAAATCATGCAAGGTGATGTTAAGAAGTTCAAAGTATATGTAAAGAACGATAAAGGTAATGTTGTTAAAGTAAACTTTGGGCAAAAGGGAATGTCAATAAAAAAATCTAATCCTGGCGCAAGAAAATCATTTAGAGCACGAATGAATTGTGATAATCCTGGTCCAAGATGGAAAGCAAGATATTGGTCTTGTAGAAAGTGGTAAATAGGTTTATTAAATATATTACCATATTTATAGTATAAGAAGTTTAATTTTAAAAAGGCAAATTATGAGTACATTATTAATCATTTTAGGTGTTATCGGTGTTGCAGTGGCAACCTATTTAGTATTATTATACACTGGAAAAATCAAAGATTCAGATGGGGATTTTATTCCTGATGTAGTAGAGGATACAGTAGAAGATATCAAAGAAGATGTAGCTGAAGTAAAATCAGAAGTTAAGCGTAGAGTTAAAAGAGTTAAAGAAGAACTTAAAGACGTTAAAGCTGCTGGTAAGAATTTAGCAAAACAATCTAAAGATGTTGTTGAAGCCGCAAAAGGTGGAAACCGAAAAGGTAGAAAACCTTCAAATCGCAAGAGAAAAGCTACTAAAAAATAAGAGTAGCAAATGAAAAAGTATTTCGGAGATATTAGGAATCTGATAATCTTAGTTTTAATAGTTGTTATACTATTACTAAGACAATGTAGTGGAGATGGGGGAGAAATTACCCCATCCGAGCCTACTATTATCACAAAGGTAGAAACGAAGTACGATACGATTACCAAAGAAGTTACAAAATACGTTCCTAAAATAGTTACTAGAATCAAAACTGAGATTGATACAATAACATTAACTCAAGATATTGATACACTTTCTATTTTAGAAGATTACTTCGCAAAATATGTTTATGAAGATTTTCAACAACTAGATTCTTTAAACTTAACAATTAAAGATACAATCTCTCAGAACAAAATTTTATCAAGAAAAATATTCTACGATTTAATCTATCCTACAACAACTGTAACGGAAACAAAGTATATTAACCAACGAGAATTCTATGTAGGATTCGGGTTAAACGGAACATCAAAACAATTTAATTACGTTGGTGGTTCTATATTATACAGAACAAGAAAGAAGCAGGCGTTTGGATTAGGTATTGGATTAAACGACCAATTTCAACCAATCATATCAACTCAGTTTCTTTGGAAATTGGGAAAGAAATGAGCAAAAACATAAAAGAACTTATTAGGGAAGAGTACGTTAAATGTGCTAAAAACCCAGTTTACTTCTTTAAGAAGTATTGCTACATTCAACACCCAAAAAGAGGTAAGATACTTTTTGATTTATACCCATTCCAAGAAGATGTTATGGGTGAGTTGGATGAACATAGATTCAATGTAATTCTTAAATCACGTCAGTTAGGTATCTCAACATTATCCGCAGGTTATTCTTTATGGATGATGTTATTTCACGAAGATAAAAACATATTGGTAATTGCAACCAAACAAGAGGTAGCTAAAAACTTAGTTACTAAGGTTAGGTATATGCATGAGAACTTACCGAGTTGGTTAAGAGGTGATACCGAAGAAGATAACAAACTATCCTTACGATTACGAAATGGTTCAACGATTAAAGCTACATCAGCAAGTGGTGATGCTGGTCGTTCTGAAGCATTATCAATGTTGATTATAGATGAGGCTGCTTTTATTAAAGGTGTTGATGAGATATGGGCATCGGCTCAATCTACATTATCAACTGGTGGTAAGGCAATCGTACTATCAACTCCAAATGGTGTTGGTAACTTCTTTCATAAAACTTGGCAAAAGGGTGAACAAAAAGATGGTTGGAATCCAATCAAACTTCATTGGACTGTACATCCTGAAAGAAACCAAAAGTGGAGAGAAGAACAAACTCAACTCTTAGGTGAGAAGATGGCATCACAAGAATGTGATTGTGATTTTATCAGTTCTGGTTATACAGTCGTAGATGGACAACTTCTACAATGGTATGAAGAAACTCACGTACAAGAACCTGTAGAGAGACGAGGGTTCGATGGTAACTATTGGATTTGGCAACAACCAAACTATACAAAAGATTATGTAGTAGTTGCCGATGTTGCGAGAGGTGATGGGGCTGATTATTCAGCATTTCACGTTATCGATGTGGAAACTGTAGAACAAGTAGCAGAATACAAAGGTAAAATTGAAACTAAACATTATGGTAATATGTTGGTGAACGTTGCAACCGAATGGAATGATGCATTGTTAGTGATTGAGAACGCAAACATTGGGTGGGCAGTAATTCAAGAAGCAATAGATAGAAATTATACTAATCTATATTATTCATATAAAGAATTTGGTTATACAGATAACGACATTCATCTACAAAAGGGATATGATTTAAAAGATAAATCACAAATGGTACCTGGATTCTCAATGACAAGTAGAACACGTCCATTGGTTATCTCAAAATTAGATACTTATATGAGAGAAAGAGTTCCTATTATTCGGTCTAAACGATTGATTGATGAACTTTTTGTTTTTATATGGAATGGTAGTAGAGCTGAAGCTCAACAAGGGTACAATGATGATTTAACAATATCATTTTCAACATCATTGTGGGTTAGAGATACGGCATTAAAACTCAGACAGCAAGGTATTGATTTAAATAAAAGAGCATTAGAATTTACATCAAAAAATTCAGGTGTATTTAAAACCACTCCACAAAGAGCAAAAGATGCTTGGAAGATTAATACTGGTAGGGGTGATGAGGATATAAGTTGGTTACTATAAAATTTGGATATTAAAAATATTTTTTGTATATTTATAAATTGTAGTACTATATAAAAGAAATAAATTATGGCAGATACTTCGTTATTCGGTAGATTAAAGAGATTATTCTCAACTCAGGTAGTTGTTAGAAGAGTCGGTAAAAACAAATTAAAAGTAGTGGATTCTTCACGATTACAAGCAGATGGTAATCGTAGAGGTTCAGCATACTATGATAGGTATGGAAGATTGCATGGTTCTAACTCAAGAAAGAATTGGCAAACATACAATGAAAGATTTAACTACCATTCGAACAAATTAGAATTATATACAGATTATGAGGCAATGGATAAGGATTCTATTATCTCATCTATATTAGATATATACTCAGATGAATGTACACTTAAAAATGATATGGGTGATGTAATTCGTATCAAATCATCTGATGAGAAATTAAAGAAAACATTAAGAAACTTATTTTACGATGTATTGAACATTGAGTTCAACTTATGGTCTTGGGTAAGGGGTATGAACAAATATGGTGATTACTATCTTTACTTAGATATTGATGATGAGTTAGGTGTTGTAAACGCACAACCATTATCTACATATGAAACTCGTAGAGAAGAAGGATATGATTTAGATAATCCATATTCAGTTAGATTCGAAGTTGAGGAACAAAACACAAATGCAATCTCACAAAGAAACAACACTAAGTTTTTAGAATCATTTCAAGTAGCTCACTTTAGATTACTTACTGATACCAACTTCCTTCCTTATGGTCGTTCATTATTAGAAGGAGCTAGAAAGACTTGGAAACAATTAACTCTTATGGAAGATGCGATGATGATTCATAGAATTATGAGAGCGCCTGAAAAGAGAATCTTTAAAATTGATATCGGAAATATCCCACCAGCAGAAGTTGATTCATATATGGCGAATATTATCGACCAGATGAAGAAAGTACCATATGTAGATGAATCTACAGGTGAGTATAATCTTAAATTCAATATGCAGAATATGATGGAAGATTACTATCTACCTGTTAGAGGTGGGCAAAGTGGTACTGAGATTGATTCCCTAAGTGGAATGGAGTTCGGTGGTATTGATGATATTGAATACCTAAAGAATAGAATGTTAGCAGCACTTAAAGTTCCAAAAGCATTTATTGGATACGAAGAAGGTGTTGAAGGTAAAGCAACATTAGCACAAGAAGATATTAGATTTGCTCGTTCTGTAGAAAGAATCCAAAAGATTGTACTTTCAGAATTAACTAAGATTGCAATTGTACACTTATACGCACAAGGTTATACAGATGATGAGTTGGTAAACTTTGAATTAGAACTTACTACACCATCTATTATCTATGAGCAAGAAAAAGCAAACCTTTGGTCTGAAAAAGTAACATTAGCAAGTGATATCAAAGATTTAAAAATGGTATCACAAGAATGGGTTTACAAAAACATCTTCAATATGAGTGAAGATGAGTGGAAAGATGAACAATTTAAAGTTATCAATGATTTAAAATTAGGATTTAGACACGAACAAATTGAAACTGAAGGTAACGACCCAGTTAAGACTGGAGAATCATTTGGTACTCCACATGATTTAGCAGCACTAACACAACAAGATGGTGGTGGTGATGATAGTGGAAACAACGCTGGATTCCCAACTGCAGAAGGTGGAGCACCCGAAGGTGGGTTTGAAGGAGCTGGTAGACCTAAAGAACCGGGTAATTATAAAACAGATGATAATCCATTTGGTAGAGACCCATTAGGAAACAGAGCAAACCGACCTACTAAAAACGAAAGATACAACGCCCATTCAGTTATAAATCAAGAACAAATTGATGCAGTTGTTGGTCGTATGAAAAGTAAAGTAAAAACAAAGA